CCTTTTTGGTCTCTGGTATCTCTCCTCGCTTATTCAAATAGCGAGTTTTTTCATATACTCCTTCCTTTGCTAGCTTACCGATAATACTTTTCTCACTTCGAGAAAAGGCACGCGCCAGCTCTTCGATTGCAAGTCTTTTGTTTTCTGCCTCGCTATAGCGTGCACAGATAATTTCTGATTCTTCGGCTGTATAATTACTCATCTTCTTCTTCTCCGAAAGGTAGTTCTAGTTGAAATGAATCGTCGATAATTTGCAAATTGTGAGACCCCGCTCGGTCAGACAAAAATTTATTCGCCTCTTCTGGCGTACAATTTTGCACAAAGCTCGACAAAATGTTTAAATATTTACGCATCGCAATTGCCAGTTTTACGTTGAGAATCTCTGCGTTTTGCATTAGTAAATCGATTTCATAGTTTGCACTGTCCAAACGATTGACATACGTATTGTAAAGACTTGTATTTGAACTTGGAAATTTTATTATCTTCATAAATTTTATCCATAAAAAAACTTCAAAGACCTTTCGATCTTTGAAGTTTTTGGTTTGAAATCAAGCTCTGCGCTTAATTTCTTTTCGATGAAATATGCTTTGTATTGAGTACAGTATAAGCATGTAAAAGCGAGCACCGACCCCGCTCCGGTTGAGAGAGTAGTCTTCTCATTTCATCTCTACTTGCTCGACATTCCAGAAGAGCTTTGATTTTATTTAAAGCGACTTATGATTTGCCGCTTGCGGGGTTGTTTTCGGTTTAACAAATTTCGACTTCGACGAATCAAGTCTTTAACGTTTTCGTCTAAACGTCCTCGCTATGCATAATTTCGCTGTTCGCTTGCGCTACACATATCGTGGTAGGTCCGCTAAGTTTAAGGAACTTAGACCTATGATTAAGAGTTAACGTAATGTTGCACTGACAACTGCTAATTGCTAAATCATGAGACTATTATCTCTCAATTTAGCTAAGAAGTCAACACCTATTTTTCAGATGCTACCAACTCCTGGGCTATCCGCATGGCTTCCACATAAAGTGGATGGTTGCGGTGTTTGATTGCTTCGTTTCGCAGGAACCACCGAGCATTAAGCGGGGTCGGATCTTGCCGCAGTGCTGGCACTCCTAGCCTTTTCATAATGCTCGTATAGTTCATTTACTTGCCCAAATAGTTTAATGCGCTCAGAACAATTCGATCTTCCATCTCATTGAGTTCTTCGTCGTAAAAATGCAGAACATCCGTCATAGCCTCAGCGAGCTGACTATCTGAAATCGAATCCTCAATTTCATATTGCTTACGAATCTCTGCAATCTCACTAGTAAAGACTGCAATGGAATTGTACTTGTTTTCCCAAGCCTGAAGATCCAGCCATTTTTGACGAGTTCTGTTCATATTGCAGCTTTTCCAATATAATAGGTGTTGTTCTCGATATAAGCATCGTAGCCGTAATCTACGCGAAGATAATAAATGATATCATCTTCTCTCGATCCAGCTTTTGGAATTGATCCTTTCCATGTTTTTTCAGACAAATAATTATTTTTTGTCCGAGCAAAGTTTAACATTTCAAGTTCTTCAATCAATTCTGCTTCCGATGCTCGTCTCATATGTAAAAATCGCCCCTGCCCTCGCGTTTTCACTGACTTTCCAGTTGTGCAAAAGTCTTACCCAATGCGAGTGGCTTTGCACCACTCCAAAGACGAAGAAGCTTTGCGCTTCTTCGAAGATTACTTCGTGGCTTCTACCTGCTCATTCTGCAATGCTTGCAGTTTAAGAGATAGACGAAGTAAGTCGAGCTTGCTTGCCTTACCAAACGATTCTACCTCAAAGCCGAGCTGGGTCGAAATAATTCGTACCAACTCTTCTTTGCGAACCACAGGAAGTCCAGCTTTGTTAAGACGGGGTTGCTTTTGATACACACCTTGATGTGAAAGTTTTGCAATCACCGACTTAACAGGCTTATTGAACTCTTCTGCAAGTGCTTCTACCGTCTCCATCGTAGGGTTAGCTTGATAACGAGCAACCATATCAGAGACCATCTCGTTCGTGTAGTTTACTGCGTCTTTCATTCAAATTCTCCCGATTTACGAAGAATATTATAGAGCACTGGGACCTAAAAATCAAGAGTTATTTTTTAAACCTTAAAAATTGGTAGGGGTAGAAGGAATCGAACCCTCATCGCTCGCTTAGAAGGCGAATGCTCTATCCGTTGAGCTATACCCCCAGAGAATTAAGCATTAAACCAAGTCAACTCTCGTTCATATACAATAGACTCAAGCCCATCGTACTCATGAATAATAAATTTAGTTCCTACAGGAACCCACTCTATCCCAAGATCAAGCAGCCACTGCCCTACACGCACATGATCCATGCCGATATCGGTAAGATATGTTTGCATGTATTCCAAGTATTCATCCGCAGGCATTTTGTCCGCATTCATTTCCTGAACTAGAGATACAATATACGGATCAAAAACAAGATCTTCTTCAAAATGATCGTTGTACCACGGAGTTCCGTAATAATTACTAAGAATTACAGCAACTTTACCGTCTTGAACTACTTTGTTCATCGTGCCTCCAGCTCCTTGATTCTACGGCGAAGTTGATCTCGTTCTTTACGTAGCTCGATATTCGTATCAATCAGATTATTTACTTGATCTTCCAACTCATCGTACTGACGAGTAAGAGTTTCTAGCTGATTTTCTAGCTTATGCAAATGACGACGAGTATCATTCATCTGTTCACCCTTGAAATGAATAACGGTATCCAGCTCTACAAACTCACTCGTCATATCCGAAGTCTCCATAATCTTCATCGGTACCCCAACCTGCACTTTTCATTGCGCTGTCAAAGTCTCCGTCCATGCTGTCATCGTAGTCCTCTTCGTCATTCTTCCACATGCGAACCCACTTCATCGCAAAGGAAACTTCTGATTGCGGATAACCGTTATTGACAAGAAATTCTTCCAAAGGCTCGTAGTCATCATTCCACAGCTTCGGAAAGCCGTAGCGCCAACCGCTAGGAGGATCAACCCAAATTTTCATACTTTGATGTCCTTTTCCGACTGTGGATATATTATAGGCTCTTTTCGCTGCGTTGTCAACATCTATTTTAGAATAGGTCATGAAAAAACCCATTCAAATTTCGGGGGCCGACCAAATTTTGTCAATTTTTATTTTTCAATTTGGACAAAATTTTGGTAAATTTCCGCATAATCATATAAAATTGTACTCAATTGGGGCAAATTATGGACCCCGCTCCGGGGGCCGTCAAAATTGGGGAAGCCAAGCGGGGTTTGGGAGGCGCGTAAATTTAGTACTTGACATTGATTGCGCACTTGGGCGCATGTTCGGGGCTGCGTAAATTTAGTACTTGACATAGCTTTTGCACTTTGGCGCATGTACTCGGAGCCGCGCAAAATTAGTACTTGACATTGCTTTCGCACTTTGGCGCACCCGCTGGGAGCTGCGTAAATTTAGTACTTGCGTTGCTTTCGCACTTTGGCGCAGCGCCAAGGCTGCGCAATTTTTTTGTCAAAGCGGGGTTTGAGCAGTTTTTTGAACAAACGGGCGGGGTCGGGAAGAAACTTGCGCAAATTTGCTGCCGACCCCGCTGGGTGAGCTACTTACCTGACAAATGCACCTAGGGGCGTTTGTCAATTTTCTTGCCTATTATTTTTCCTTACAAATCAGGGGCTTACGCGCGGGGTCAGAACAAGCCGCCCCACGCAAGCGAAAATAAATACCCCGCGCCCGTAATTAATAAACCCGCGGATAATATATTATTTCGTGAATATTCCAATATTCCGAATAGTAAAAATAAACTCGCCAGTATTACAATTTCCATATTATTTATTCCCATTCAAACGAATTTAAAAACCGAGTCGCCAGTTTATCGCCTTTTGCGAATGCTTCAATTTCGGAAGGATCGCATTCATAATCAATATTTGTGATATCCTTGCCTTTCCAGAGTATTTTATTTGCTCGGCGAGTAAACTTTAATTTGCCCGAAACGAATTGTTTGATATGCACCAATTCATGAAACAATATCGCCAGTGCAAAATGATCGCCTTTACTTAATCCGCGTACAGTATTGCGGGCGAGCTTTATAGTATATAATTTGCCCGTAATTTGCTCGCATTCTGCCTGAGTATTTCGATCCGTTTTGCGGATCGAATTTGTCCCGTATATTACAACGCGCACGGTCTTGGGAATAGATAATGCCCGCGTGCCGTATTGCATCGCGGATTCTATAATTTCCAGCGCCTTATCATTAATTCCGAATTGGTCTATATGGTATTTCATGCTGCATTTACCAATCGCCACGGTTGCCCGGTGATAATATTATAAGGCACCGGACCTTTTGCCCGAAAACAATCCGCCAGAATTTCCCGTTCTATAGTGGTATCTTCTGCGGCAGTATGCGATTCCTTGAAATCTAAATTGCCCGAGATAAACCGATAAGCACATTCTGCATTCGTGAGAATATTACCCTTCTCGGAAACCCAGCCTTGCGCCCGTGCTAGCGTTTTGTATTTTTTCAATACGAGACGCGAGCGGCAGACAAATTCCCAAATGTCGAGCATATTAATTTCGCGCGGCAAAATGCTATCAGTATTCCCGAGCGACTGGTGCGTTGCGCGTAATGCGCGACGGTCAAATCCGAGATTATATGCTGCGACGGTTTGCACATCGTGCGTTTCAATTGCGGAGCGAATACGCGCCACAATATCCGCCCACGTCATAAGCGGTAATCTTTGCTCGGCGAGCGCTGGCACATAATGCGAAAACATTTTATCCGCATAAAATGCGCCTTTCATAACGCGAGGATTCGTTGCAGTCTCGCGCACTACAGCGGCAAACGAATCTAATTCGCGCCCGTCCCGAGTGTGAATGCTGAAAGCGATATCGTACACGCCACCCGTGAGCGATGCGGTTTCCGTGTCAATCGTCATTATAGGCTGAATTTTAAAGGGCACGATTAATCCTTACCGCGTCGAGAGTCATGGTTCTATATTCGCGTGCTACTGCGGAGCGAATACCGGGATGGTCGTCGTAAAATACCGCGTCTGCCAATTCTGCGCGCGTGAATGCTTCACCAAGCCGCGCGACTTTATAGGGCACGTCGTCGCGTTCGTCTTGCGGGTCGCGCGAGATTACAATTTCCGGCAGTATCTTATGCCGTGCCAGAAAATCCCAGTCTGCCGCAGCCAGCACGCGCGACGTGCAAATTGCGACGCGCTCGCCGGCTAGGATCAGGCGTCGCATAGTGCGCGCGAGCGGCAACAGCGTATCGCCTTCGGGCGTGCTTTTACGCCATGCGTCGAGGTCAAGCGAACCATCGTAGCGAACCACACGCCTCGCGCTGCTATCAATTACAGTGCCGTCGAGGTCAAAAATTATCAGCATATAAACTCCGAAAAGAAAACGGGCGGCTCGCGCCGCCCGGTAAGATTACGCGCCCAGCGCGCCCGCGAGCGCTTCTAGTGCGGATTTGCTCGCCTTTTCCAAACCTTCGAGCGTACCCGCTGCGAGGTTTGCTTTCGCTTCGATGCGAGCGACGGTTGCGGTTTTGGAAGCGACAGGCTTGCCATCCTTGCGAACCCGTTCGAGCTTCTGGTAGGGGATACCTTCCCGAACGGCTTTTGCGATGATAGACTTAACCTTGGCGTCGAATTCGTCCGCGAGTTCCTCGCAGATATCAAGGTTGAGCGGAGCACGCGAGCGCATAGCAGCAAGCAGAGAAGCGTTGAACATAACCTTGGATTCGGTCGTCATCTTAATTGACTCCTGAGACGCTGGCAACATCGCCAGAGCAGGCATAGTACAGGCAGCGGGTGGCGAGTACCAGCTATTTATTGTAACAAAGTGTAACGTGCGGGCGTCTGTTACTACGTGCGGGCGCTTGTTTTTAAAATATTTTCTAGCAGGGGGTTGACAGCGTGCGCGCGGGCGTGCTACAATAAACGGGGGATTTTGCGTTTTCGGCGCTGTTTGTCAAGAAAATTGACAAACACCCCTAGGGGCACCTGTCAATTTTCTTGACAGTATGCCCATTTTTTAGTGATCATTTTCCGCGCTCCCAGCAGCCTATCAGCCATATCGAGCCAAACCATGCCAACATTACAGCAGCACCGATGCAAGCCCCATAGATTCCTTTATCTAGCCCTGCCAAGGCACCTACAGCCACAAAGAAAATTAGAATCGGGGTACCCGGATGGCTGCCGTATTTTTCGGAGTATCGTGCACCTTTGACAAGTCTACTGATCATTATTTCACCCCATACGCTTGCAATGAAGCCATTATACACCAGCGCTCACAGTGTGCTAGAACTTTTTTAGTAATTTATTGATTTTTGCGGCTTTTCGCCGACTTTCTAGCTTTTTATGATATAAATATCCGTGCTCTATTATAGCATAAACAGTGATAATTAATGTCCAGCCTACCAGCAGATATATTAATAATAAAAATCCATTATCCATTATGCAACCTCGCCGAGTTTATAAAGAAAAACATTAGAGAATGCATAACCAATAAATACGCCAGCCATTGCCCAATTATCTGAGCGAATGCCATAGTCGAGAGCAATAATCAAATAAATCACGCCAACGCCAAGAGTTAATATTCCGCCCATTTAAATAAGCTCCCAGTCGATTAATTTTTCTTCCGCTTTAATAAAAGACGTTATCACAGAACGCAATTCATTAATATTTTGAAAATTAAGTTCTGGCACCAGTTTGTGCCCCTGTACTGTCTTTAAATAGTATTGAATATCATACGCTTGGTCAAGAGTTAATTCGATATTAATAAAGTTATTTTCATCATCATCAGGTCCGGCATATTCGGCATTATCATATTGTCGCGCAACATTTTTAGCTAATGCGCGTACAGAATTAATTTCGGAATCAGGATATTCCTTCGGAGCTTCACAGCAAAACGCCCGCAAAAAGTAGGAAATATCTGATGCTTCAGTGCGAGTTAATTCTAGAATCATTTTGCATTTTCCTGTTTTGGAGAATTTGCTGCAGCCTTTTTTAATTGCTTTATTTTCCAGCGACGCAATGCCCGACGATTCAATAGTGGCGTGAGTTTCATATACTCTCCTATTCCAGACTATTATTATATCACGCCTTTTTGCATTTTTTCAAGTGAAATTTTTTCACTTGATTTTGCACGTCGCATTAGGCGCGAAGCGCCAATTAAAAATAGACTTGACACTATTACTTGACAATCGCCCCTAGGGGACATTGGTAATTTACTTACTAGAATAGAAACTTAACTTATATACTTGATAGAATAGAAACTTAACTTATATTTTTGATAGTTCGATCTCTTGACAGTTGAATCTCTTGACGGTCAGGCATCTTGACAGTCCAGCAGGTTGACGATCAGGCGTCTTGACGATCAGGCATCTTGACAATCCCATCTTCTGACAATCAGGCAATCTGACGAACTCATGCGCGCGGCACACTTGGCACGCATCTTGCATGGTTTTTCGGCGCCGTCAGGCGACCTGACGAATCGCCCTTCGGCAAGTTACCTGTACAATAGCTCGCGTTCCTCCTCTCGGTCAAACAAATAGCTCAATTGCCAGAACTCGCCGGAATCTTTACAAGCCAGCAATTCGTCCGCAATATTGCGCCGCCCTTTTGCCTTTCGTGCAAGATGCTCAGCAATCTTGCTGGTAGTGCGAACGGCGGGGTCAATGGTAAGATAGTTGCGCATTTTGTGAACCCTCAGAAACTTGACGAAATCAATTGCCAAAAAAACTTGACAATCGGTGGTGGATCAATGATGACAATTGTAGTGACAATTCCGCAGATTGTCAACACGCTTGCCGGTCCGATATAGTCAATCATTCTGCGCTCTCCGAAGTGTAGCGTGCGACAATCTTGTTGACGAATGCAGTCTCCTCGACAGTCTCCGCCGCGACAAACAGATCGACAAGTATCTCGTCGAGTAGGTCGACCAGACCACCGCGATCGCGCATTACCTGAGCAATCAATTTAAGTGCTGTATTTGAGAGTGTCATTTTAATTTGCATCCTGCTTATTAAATTCGCGTTGCGCATTTACAAGATTGAACCACGCGCGACGATTGACAAGTACCTTTACCCAGTTAATTTCCGGATCGCGCACGGGCAAGCGCGCAAGATTACGTGTGCCGTTTTTCTTACCATTGCAGACCGTGCACAAACATTGCATGTTTTCTTGCGTGTCGGGACCATTGTGTTTCGTGGGAATCACATGGTCAATTGACAATCCTGCCATAGTGCAATCGTCATACGTCAAGGCAGTTCCCATTGACATAGCAAACGTGCCGCAAGCCGCGCATGTGAAGTTAAATGCCTCCCACACGCGAAGCGCCAATTCCTGTTCTGCAATTTTCTTGCGTGCCATGTTATGCAATCTCCACGCCAACAAATGCCAGATTACCGTTTTTGTCAAGATACCAGTCGGCGGTGACTTCACGCTTGTCCTGATCCAGCGCGAAAACGCTGATATCGTTATGCCCCAGCTTTCGCATAACGTCAATTACCCTGCCCAATTCGCCAGCGCGAATCCATGAAGCAGGATCGCGCGTTTTCATCTGCCACGCGACACACTCACCCGAGACCATCACAAAAATTGACGAAACCTGAGACATGATTATACACCCTTCTTGCTGGAGGTCGGACGAACGACCGTGAAGTAAAAGTCCTTTCCGCTAACTTCCCAATCAAGGGCAAGTTGCTTGCAATACATATCGCGCGCGATAACCTCCACGTTATCGTGACCGAGCGTGCGCATGACGTAAATCATCCTGCCGATTTCGTCGGTGGGAATGTAGGAGTCGCTCGGGTTTGTGCCGCGCGCCTGAACCAACAGAATCAGATGACCCTGAACACGAACCTCGATCGAATGAAGCATAGCAGCCCCTAGCGCCCCTACCGGGGCGCGTACAGTGGATTTTAACATAGCATCGAACATAGGCGAATAATAGCGCTATGCCAGCACCAGCACACCTAGCAAAAATGATAGTTTATAAGCGATACCATTGTTCAATTGCTTGCCAATTTGTTCTGTTTGCATATGTCAATTCGATTGCTCGTTGTTCTGGGCAGGCAATCTGCGCAATTTGCTGAATCACCATTCTATGCAAGTCGCTTGCAGAACATCTCTCAAGATTCTTGCCTTTCAGATAGTTGACAAGTACGTGTTCGGTGTCAATGGTAAAGCAAGTGGACAGCCAGCGTGAACCAAGCATGAGTCAAGCTCGTTGACAAAAAGGGGCAATAGCATAGCACACTCGCGCTCAGTAGCGCAAGCCGTGCGTTGGTCTGTTAGTGCGTGCGTCGGTCTGTTAGTGCGTGCGTCGGTCTGTTAGAGGGTAGGGCGGTTAATTGACTGTCAAGTTTCTTGACGGCTGCGCTACCCCACACGCGCAACTTTAGGTAAATTCGAAAATTGGGTAATTAAAGCAAATTTCATAATTAAAGCAAGATTTACACTACATAGTTAAAAAAAGTTGTTGACTTAAACTGTAAACTCGAATATAATTGCGTTCATGAACCTGGTAAAAATTTCTCCAGAAAATTTAGAAATTGCAAATAGTTACCTTGAGTGTGGAAGCATTCAGCAGGTAGCAAAATCTCTTGCACTTTCAGAAAATGAGGTGACAGACATTCTCTCTCGCCGAGAAGTTCGCACGTACATAGATTCTATATATCTAGACTACGGATATCGAAATCGATTTAAGTTAGGTGAGACTCTCGATCTTCTCATAAACGAAAAACTTCGTGAAGCAGAAGCCACAGAGATGTATACCAACAAGGACTTAGCGGATTTGCTGCACCTCGCTCATAAAATGCGCATGGATGAAATTCGTGCTATGACCGAACTTGAGAAAGCTCGAACAAGCCCGATTAAAAATCAAACCAATGTTCAGATCAATGAGACGCCTTTTGGAGCTGGCAATTACGGTAAGTTGATGGAAAAACTGTTACAGCCATGAAAGAAATTCTAGCCGAGCTGGGCATCAATGCCAGTCTCATCGTTGCTGGTTTATTTGGTTCACTTTTGACCGTAAAACGAGATGCTTCAAAAAGAATTGGTGAAGTACTTCTCAGCATTGCAGCCGGTGTAGGCTCGGCAAATTATCTGACTCCTATCGTCATAGATTTTATAGATGTACAAAATCGCAATATGGAATTTGGTATTGCGTTTATACTTGGATACATAGGACTTAATGGCATCGAATATGTTATTCGAAGAGCGCTTCCAGAAAAAAAATCATGATGCATATGATATCCAGTGGAACTTTATGTTTTTCAATGATTCTATTTTTTATTATGCTTTTCGGAAACGAAAATAATCTGGTACAAAAATGGAAGTTGAGAAATAAATGGACACTTAAAACTGTATTTGCTTTTGTAATTGGAACCTCAGCATGGAATACTTGGAACACAAATCACTATTGGGGAGAAGTACTCATGAATTTTTCGCTCGCAGCTTTGTTTGTGTGGGCGTTTTATTTTCATCGGTACATGTTATATGGAAATAAGTAGACCAGATATACATACGAATGAAGTCGAGGAGTTAAAAACTTTTTTAAAGCTTCCCGTAAACTCTTATCTGAGCATGTTGAACATCTCTCCCATACCTTCGCAGATTGCAATTTTAAACGCAATTCAGCGATATCGATTTGTAGTTGCCGCAGTATCTCGTCGTCAGGGTAAAACTTTTATTGCAAACGTCATTGGGCAGCTGGTAACACTCGTACCAGACTCAAATGTGCTTATCATGGCTCCCAACTACAATCTTTCTCAAATTTCTTTTGATCTTCAGCGCTCACTGATCGATCATTTTGGAATTGAAGTAGCTCGTGACAACGCAAAAGATCGCGTAATCGAGCTTGTCAACAAATCTACAGTGAGAATGGGGTCGGTCAATCAGGTCGATTCTGCTGTCGGACGCTCATACGATCTTATAATTTTCGATGAAGCGGCGTTAGCAGACGGCGAAACCGCTTTTAACGTAGCTTTACGGCCAACGCTGGACAAACCGAACGCTCGTGCGATCTTCATTTCAACTCCTCGTGGTAAAAATAACTGGTTTAGCCGGTTTTGGGCACGAGGATATTCGGATGAGTATCCTCAGTGGGCTTCGATTCGTGCAACGTGGGAAGATAATCCGCGAGAAAACGCGGAAAATATTTCCGAAGCGCGTAAAACTATGTCCGAAAGTGAGTTTCGCCAGGAATATTGTGCGGACTTTAACGTGTTCGAAGGTCAGGTCTGGAAATTTGATGCTTCGAAGTGCGTTGCAAATCTTGACGAGCTGAATACGTCGGGTATGGACATCATAGCGGGGCTTGACTGGGGCTTTAAAGATCCTACAGCCATGTGCGTGCTCGCTTATGACTGGGATAAGCAGATATTTTACGTACTTGACGAGTATTTGCACGCAGAACGCACTACAGAACAGCATGCATATGAAATTGGAAAGATGATCGATCGCTGGGACCCTGATTTTATTTTCATAGACTCCGCAGCGCAGCAAGTTCGCTTCGATTTGGCACAAAATTTTAATATTGCAACTACAAATGCTGAAAAAGATGTTCTTAGCGGTATTGGACATGTTGCGAGCTTAGTCGACAACAATCGTCTTATCGTATCAGGAAACTGTAAAAATATGTTGGTAGCACTGGACGCTTACCAATGGGACGACAATCCGAACCTATTGAAAGAAAAGCCGAAGCATAACTATGCTAGCCACATGGCGGACGCACTGCGATACGCACTTTACAGCTTTCGAACATCTTCCACTATTTTTTAATACGTGAAAAAATTTAATTGTTGACAAAATACATATTTGCATCTATAATTTAAATCAAAATATGACAAAACTTGCTAGAGATTTGATAAAATACGTTCGTGACAAAGCAAAATCGAGATACTTAAAGAGTCATTCGTGTTTCGTCTGTGAAGCGTCAGATAATTTAGACTTCCACCATTTCTATAGTCTCACTGAGTTATTGAATGTGTGGATGCGGAAAAACCGCTATAATCCCTCTACGGAGGAAGAAATTCTAAACATTCGAGACGCTTTCATAGAATCGCATACACGGGAGCTATACGATGAAGCGGTAACGCTATGTCACAACCATCATGTACAATTGCATTCAGTCTATGGCAAAAACCCTGGACTTGGCACCGCGGAAAAACAAAAACGGTGGTTAGAGAAACTTCGTAATGGCATGGTATAATTTTTGGTCTACAACGAAGCAAAACCCCGCCCAACCTAGTATTGCGTTGAGCGAGGGTTCCGTTATAGAATCGAGAGAAATTGTATCAAACTATCGTATTCAATACGAAAATCTCGAAGTTGTAAATCGTGCAGTTAACATGTTGGTCGATGATATTGCAGAAATTCCTATCGCAGTTGGAAATAAACTACCAGGATTGATACCTGCTGGTCGCCCGACAGCAGAAAATGGAACGGTAGTTCCTGTATTTCGTCAAAAGCAAGTTTACAATTTATTAAATTTACAGCCAAATCCTTATCAGGATATTAATAGTTTTCGACGTAATTTATTTATCGATTACTTAATTGATGGAAATATCTTCGTTTACTTTGACGGAGTATACTTATACCATCTGCCTGCAAATTTAGTAGAAATTATACCAGATAAAAAGAACTATATTGCTGGATATACCTACGATGGTCTGCTAGACTTTAAGCCGTGGGAAATTATTCATGTTAAAGAAAACTCTTTTTACTCTATCTATCGCGGGGTCTCTCGGCTAAGACCAGCTTATCGTACCATGCAGCTATTATCAAAGATGCGTAAGTTTCAAGATAACTTCTTTGATAATGGAGCAGTACCAGGACTTATTATTAAAAGCCCTAGTACACTGAGTGATAAGGTAAAAGAACGCATGTTACAGACGTGGCAAACACGCTATCGTCCTGATGCAGGCGGTCGTCGCCCCATAATTCTTGATGGTGGGCTAGAAATTGACAGTATT